GCATTCAAAATTGCAAGTGTGGCTGATGTGTCTGAGACCAGAATCGCAACAGATGTCGAGATGAAAAAACAAAATAAGCAAAGGTCTTTCATATCAACTCTCATTACTATTAGAGGATAATTGTTTCATACCTCCTCTTTTGGTGTTGCGCGCATCTCACGGAGTTCGCCGTATTGATCCGCGTAGCTGATAAAGTCATCGATCTGCAGGTCTTCCAAGAATGACTCGTACACGTCCTCCCAGTTGTCCTTGCGGACGTTCGGATGTTCCTCCATGCACTTTTCTTTCAAGTAGTCCTCGAATGTTTGTTTGGCCATACTACAGCGAAGCAATCGACTTCTCCTCGTAAAGCTCACAGCCGGGGATCGCGATGCCTTGGCGCAGTACGGCCTCGGTGATCTTCGGCATGTTTGGCAACATGTACTCGACTGGCACCATGGTCTCGTCCATGACGCGCACCTTCTTGATCTTGCGCACCTGCATCGTGGCGGGCTTTTCTGTCTTAGTGGCTTCGATAGCGGCGATCTTGTCGGCAGCGGTGTCAGGACGCATCGTGCCTTTCTCTACACGGGCCTCGACGCGGCTTTGCTCCTTGAGGATGCGCGCGTCTTCAATGTCTTGAAACGCGAGTAATTTTTCTTTGACTGTCTTCTCTGCGACCTCGAGCGGGGACTCGAACTTCTTGAAGAAATCGCGAATAGATGCGAGGCCACTCATGATGGGCTTCGTCATTTCCTCTTTCTGTTTCTTCACTGCCTTACTGGCATCCTTGATCGAGTGGAGCAGGTCGGCGCCTATTCTCTGGTCTTCTGGGGATGCGATGACGAGATTATTTGCCTGCTGTTCAACAACCGATACCTGCTGCTTCACTTCTTCGGAGATCATTATTTGTGCTTCTGTCATAATTTTGTTTAGAGATTAATTTTGTGGGTTCCAGTTATGGCCGCACCCACGAACGCACATGCAATTACCCTTGTCTCTTGAGGAAGATTTCCTCGAGCGCGTCCAAAGAATTCAAGATGAAGCGGATTTCCCTCTTTGAGACCTTGGTGTGGTCATGGAGGAGAGTCACTACAGTCTCAAGTTTCAGACGGCTCTCGCTGATTTTCTTCATCGCCTTCGCTATCGAAACGATAGACGATGCGAGGATTTCAATCGGCACTTCTTCTTCGGCTGGCTGCTTCACTACAACTTTGCCGGCCATATTACGCGTCGTTGCGACCCTCCACGCCGCGCGCCTTGCGGTCCGCGGTGCGGTTTGCGAGTTCACCGAGCGCTGCACCAATATGATTGATGGCCGTGAGGGTGAACTGATCCGGCAGAATCGCGTACAAGGTCTCGAGGCGATCCTTGGCAACTTCCAAGACAGCCTCGGTAGTTGTACCTTCGGAAACGGTCACCAATTCCGGCTGCCCTGCAACGGCGACCTCCTTCTTGATGAACTTGATGGTCTGCGTACTGCCATCGGTGTTTTTGACCTCATAATCGTGGGCCGCGTCGGTTACCGCGAAGAATTTCTCGGTCTCTGGCGTTACGACATCCTTGTTTTTTGTCTTTGGTTCCATAGATATTATTTAATGTTGCGGACTAATTCTGGCTGCGTGGTCAACTTGAGTGGCTGGTCGGACATCATGTAGTCACCCTTCCACTCCACGTACGCGCCCTCGGTGGTGAAGAAGAAGATGCCGGCGACATTTTCGCCGTAAGTTCCGTCAATGTCCGGGGCGTTCACTACGTGACATCGTTCCGAACTACTCCACGTACAAGGCTCACCGTTACCGAAGACTATCTTCTCGGTCGGCACCATATATGAGCGTAGAGAAGAAACTTTGCCCTTGACGGTGAAGAAGGCCATCACACGACCAAAGCTCACAAGATAGATGTAGCTGACCTTGTTTTCTTGGTTGAAGATCTCTGCGCGCTTCGACACATTGACTCGCTCTAAAGATGTCTCAAGCTGCGGCAGTGCCACTGTTTTGACTATCTTATTTTGAACTTCGCGTGCATCCCGCATTTCTGTGTCAGTAGGGCAACGAGGTGTGAGGAATGTTCCGCACTTATTCCCCGCTGCATCTGTAGCTGCTTCTGCGCGAACTGCCGACAACACTATAGCCGCGAGAATTCCGATAATCGCGACGACCACTATCATTTCAATGAGGGTAAAACCTCGTTTGAATTTCTCCATAATTAGTAAGCGTTAAGACTGAAGAATAATGGCAACTCATTTTGGAAGATTGCGCGATCCGCCTGCTTGGCGCGGGAGTTGTATTCCGCAACCAAGTCTTCGTAATTCATTTTGAGACCCGTGAAAACTGCTGACAGACGTGCGCTTTCCGTCTTATCCTCGAACGTCCACGAGGCGCGAGCGCCGGCGGAAGTCTGGAAGTCATCGAACACGTCCTTCGCGATGCGCACCTTGCTCTCCGCGGCCTTGATTGCCTCATGGCGATCCTTGAACCATCGATAGTTATAGAGCGCATTGTCCGCGTTGTACGTCTTCTCGACGATGTCGCGATTCGTCTGCACCTGCTTGTTGAATTTCAACCACGGAATGGTGATGAGATTCATTGCAGATCCGAGGACCGCGAGGGCGAAGAATCCGGCGATGACCAAGAACACGACACCGATGAAACCTTTTTGGTGATTCATATTAGGAACTCATGTCCGCCATCCCGGCGATCATTAATGAGGTCGGGCTGATATCAATCAACTTGAGGATCTTGGCGAGACAGAGGGTGGCGTGGCCGCGCGTGGTCTCGGTGTAAGCGGTGCCAGTGGCGCGCATTGTCCCCTTCTTCTCATCAACATTGATTTGTTGGATGATAATAAAACCCTTCTCCTTGCCACTGCCGATGTCAGCGAGCATTTTCTGATACTTCTTGATGTCCGCAGGGGTCATCTTGTTGCCACCTTTGTCTGTGGCATTTACTTTGGTTGCCATTGAATTCTATTTAACTTGTTAAATATGTTTCCAACCGCGCGCCATGGGTCGGGATGGCGCGGAGCGGTTAGAAAGTTTCGACTGCGTTCTTAGCCAAGAACGCTTCGTCCATCTTCGGTGTGCCGTCTTCGTTTTTGATGACGTAGACACGCACGACCTTGGATGGATTCTTCTTCTTGTCCTTATTGGCGACCTCCTCAATAAATTTGAGGCCGATCTTCTGACCTTTGACGATGTTCTTCATCTGTCGGTCAATTGATGCGAGTGATCCGATACTTACAAAATCACCTGCCTTCGCTGTGACAGGCTCATCGACGACCTTCTTCTTATCGTCGAGAATGTGCCACGTTCCTTCATCAAGGACCATGTCGTAGACCGGCGATGTGCGGCCTTCCTGATTTGTCTGGGATCGCTTTTCAACGAGGGTTCCCATTACTTTGTCTTCTAAAGGTACATTGAACTTGACCCACGAAGACTGTACTGCGTTCTCCTCGTTGTCCCACCCACTGTTTTTTTCTTTTGCCATAATAGCTGCAAGATATAGATTAACGATAATATTACTCTGCTGCCCGACCCCCAACAGAGTCCATGTCAGCACGCTTCACCCACTTTGGACGCCAATCTGACGGCCTGCGATCAACAATACGCATCACCGTTGAACGGTGCGCGATATTAAAGATAGTGCAGAGATCGGCGAACCCGTACCCCTGCATCTCGACGGCCCAAATAAGCTCGTCGCGCTTGTCTAATAAGTGTTGCTTCACTGACATATCCACAGTATATATGAAACTGCCGTAGACGCAACACTATGTTGCGTGCTAATCTGTGGATAATGATTGAAGATGAAATCAGTGTCATAATGAAAGACCTTTTCCCCGTAGTCAAAAAAGACTGTGAAGATTTCATTAATTCCTATGAAGAAAAACGTAACGACCTCAGATCATTCCTCTCCGGCAAGATGCCGATGGGGAATATAGATTTTATGGTAGACGTTTTAATGCTCGGTAGATTCGGAAATACATTTGAGAAATCGCAGGAAGTGCTCAAGAGAATTTTTATTCTGATGCCTGCCAAGAAAAGATACGGAAATAAGGAGCGCACTGGAATTGATGACGCGGACATTGCACGCGCACGCGAATTGCCGATCACGGATATGGTAAAGGTCCGCGCGCACACGACTCTTTGTTTGTGGCACGACGACAAAACTCCATCGATGCACGTATACGCGGATAACCACGCGTACTGCTTTGTCTGCAACAAGCGCGCGGATGCAATCGACTTTTGGATGGAGATAAAAGGTCTCGATTTTATGCAGGCTGTAAAAGACATGCTCCACCTATGATTATCATGATGCCGGATCACGGCCGCGAGAATAATGAGGACGATGCTGCTTGCCTCCTGTTCGGTCACATGCCTGAGCCGTTGACTTTAGGTACACAGACCGCGGCGGGTGTCATTTTCAAGCTGGTTATTAGGTGCGAAAGGTGTAAGCGATTTATTGCATAGATATGCCACAAAAACATTTTCAGGAAATTATTGAATTGTGGCAGCGATATGTGGGATATGAAACCGCGGTGCCTCCAAAATACTTGCAACTTTTGATGAAAGTTTATTGGCTCGGCAAGCGTAAAGATTAATATGAAACTCGCTGACGTACGCACAGAGTTCGAGAAGTACATCATCATTCGTGATCGCTACGCGCTTGAAATGGTTTTGGGTACCTTAATAGGAAACTCATTACTCCCGCGCGATCCGTTGTGGACGATGATCGTGGCACCATCATCGGGCGGTAAGTCGACTCTGCTGGCGCCGGCGGCCGCCATTAATATTGTGCATTTCTTGGATGACCTCACCGAGAAAACATTCTTATCGGGATATAAAGTGAAGGGTAAAGAGGTCTCACTGCTCAAGATCATCGGGTCCGGCGTTCTTTGTTTCTCGGACTTCACGTCCATCCTTTCCAAGAATCCAAATAGTAAGGCGGAAGTGCTCGGACAACTACGCTTGGTCTATGACGGTACCTTCTCGAAGCGCACGGGCACCGGTGAAGTAAAGTGGGCCGGGAAGATCGGCGTCATTGGCGCGTGTACCCCGGACATATATTTTGCCCTCGAGACCGCAAGGTCCATGGGTGAGCGATTCCTCTATTACACCCTCGAGCAACCGACCGACGAGGAAATTGTGAAAAAACAAGAAGATGTGAAGATGTCATCGAAAGACATCGCCGAGGCTATGAAACCTTTTTATAGTGACTACTACGAGTCGGTGTCCGCCTTTGTAGGTAAGCACGGTATCCCCGAATTGGTGATGACCACCGAACAGCTTCAACGTATGCACGCCGCTGCTATCTTTTGCGTCGCAGCGAAGGCCACGATCCACCTCGACTTCAAGACCTCAAAACCTGACGCAATAGTGAACCGACCCGGCGTGGGTCGCGACCGCAAGATGTTCAACACGCTTCTACAGGCGCTTCAGCTTATGAATTGCCATGAGGCTGACGATCCAAAGGCGCCCGTAGCCGATTGGATGGTGGAATTGGTGGAGAAGTGTGCCTATTCGTCTGTTTCACGTGAAAGACGGAAGATCCTCGAGATTCTTTCTGCCTATGGGACAAAGAAATCAGCGACAGAGATCGGTGCTACCGACAACTTCGGACTGCAAAAGGAAGGTGTTGAGAAGTACCTATACGCTCTCAATGCTGCAGGACTGATCCAAAAAGACACATCGTCATCGACCCACCGCTGGTATATCGAAGACCAAAAGACCCAGAACTTCGTGCTTGGAGTGTCCGGCGTGGCGCGCATCGACAACCTCGCGCGCGATATGGAAATCGTGCGGCAGGCGGAAATCGATGATTTTGATACGGCAGTGGCTGAAGATGATACCGTAACTGTAAATTAATATGGCCGTGAAACGTGAGAAGAAAAAGAAAGAGTACCAGCCGAAGTGGTGCCACATGTGCAGCCCGCACAAGGCGTTTGATACGACACTGGATCTTGCCGACCATATGAGGGAGAGCCATCAAGGTGATATGTTTGCGAGTTTTCCACCGAATCCCCAGTCTTATCCACAGAATATCTTCCACATGCCCGACAGTGAGAAGCAGCCATGGGATTACGTATGACATTGATTATTCCAGAACTTGTGCCGCCAGTGTTGTACGCGCACCAAGAAGCGTTTGTAAAAAGAAACCCGGACCGCGCGCTGTTGGTGTGGGAAGGTGGTACCGGGAAGACGCTTGCGGCGTGTGAGTGGATGAAGCTGCGCGCGGGGATGCGCGGCTTGGTGGTGTGCCCTAAATCGATTGTCGGTAAGTGGCAGCGCGATCTTCAGGGGGCGGGCGTGACGGGTGTGGACGTGTGCTCGCGCGATGAGGTAAAGAAAATTGATCTTACCCCGTATCGGTTGTTAGTACTCGACGAGGCACAGGACTTCGCGTCGCCACTCGAGAAGGGGCGGTCCGCGCGCACGACCGTGGTGTACAACTTCTTGAGGAACCGGCCATCGACCCACGTGTTGTTATTGACCGCTACGCCGATCCGCTCGACACCTGAGAACATACGCACGCTTGCTGCTTTTCTTGGTATCTATTGGCCGGCGCCTGCATTTAAAAAGAAGTTCTTCCACCTCACGGATATCTATGGGCGATGGCATTATGAAAAGAACAAAGGATGGCAGACCGCGATCCGCCCGTACGTGGAGCAAATTGCTGATTCGATTGTGCTTATGAAAGACTGTGTTGATGTTCCCACTCAACACTCGCAGACCATTACGGTGCCGTGGACAAAGAGAGATGAATCGGAGTTTTTAGATTCATTGACCGACGATCAGTATTTAGAACCGTCGGCCATGTGGTACGCGCGGCACCGGTATGAGAATGGCCGGAGAAAGTTTTCCGTTATTGAATCGCAGGTATTGGACGCGTACCGTAAGGTGATATTGGTGTGCAACTATACACAGCAGATTGATGACTATGTAGGGTGGATCGGCGGCGAGCGGGAGGTTTTTGTACTCGATGGCCGGACCAAGGACCAAGATGCGGTGATTACAGCGGCGCGCGCGGCGGATGACTGTATATTCATTGTCCAAGCGTCGATGGGCGCGGGTTTCGATGCTGCGGAGTTTAGTGTGGTGTGCTTCGCGTCGATGGCGTTTAAGTACGTCGACTATGCGCAGATGAAGTACCGCGTGAAACGCATCAACAATCTGCATGAAAATACGTTCATCCACGTGCTCGGCGGTCGGTGTGATCGGGCTATTTATCAGACTATAATGGAGAATAAGAACTTTGATGTCCATGAAGAACTTGAAAACCCCATTGGAGATGAAAACGAAGACTTTGCCAGCGGCGTTGATATTACCTCCTCTGAAGAAAGTGTTGAAGAAGAAAGAGGCCTCCCATTCTAGGAAGGTTTTGGAGTGGTTCCGAGATTACTATAAAGGTGAAGGCACACATGCGTGCGTCGCGCTCGAGATCAAGTACGCGGAGGGGAATTCCTTAGGGCAATCTGCCTTGAAACCGCACCAGAAAGCCGCCCTGAAGGCGGCTAGTGGTGGATGGGGACTCGTGCACAAGCTATCCGATGAAGTGAGGCGCCAGCAGCCGTTTGATGCGTTTCTACTGCGTTGGGCGGATGCGTTCGTCGTCGTCGTGTGGAGTGCCCGTGCCCCCGCGGGGCTTATTGCCCATGCGTGGCCCGTGGCAGCATGGGCGGGTGCAAAACGTGAGCACGATGCTTCGGATCTTGCGTCGGTCGGTGGGTTTATTTTCCATATCTAGGATTTTTCTGGGCAATCTGCCATGTTTCTACGCGTTCCCGCTGATTATCTTATCCCTGAGGGTGCAATCCTAGCTCATCTTTGAGGGCGATACTTGCGGTCCTTAAATCCTCGTACTCCTGTTGGCCTACCATGCGGCCGAAATAAGGGCGGTTTTTTGGTAGATCGTTTGTGTAATCTTTTGGCGCGTCGTCGCTGTCGCCGTCCAGTATGCCGGCCGCGTTTTTATCCAGCTTGCGGCGGCGGAATTCTTGCGCTATGAGCGTGGTGATAAACCCTGTTTTATTGTGTTGCATATCTTGGGCCATCATCGCGCGTAGCGCGGTAGACGCTTGCGGCGGCAAGATTAATAGCACACGTTCTTTTTTTTCTTTTGGCATTTGATTAATTTTTATATGCGAAAAGCCGCATACTGCTAGTAAGTATGCGGCTGTCGCTGTGCGTACCCTTGCGGGTGCGCGGTGCGTTTGCCTTTTATTTTTTTGTCACGTTGTAATATGTGACCGATTCGTGTACCTGTTTTTTTCCGAAGTGGTATGTGTGTACGGTGTAGAATACGCGGCCGGCGCCATCGTCTTTTAGCGTTATTGTCATGCGGGGCGCGTTTCCCTCTCTCAGTGTGACTGTCAAGCCTTTTGGATCCACTGCGACGCGCTCGCGGCTGGTTGTGTCTGCTATCACGGTTGCGGAGTACTTCATATAACCTTGGTGTTACATGTTTTGCAATGCACGGCCGTGAATCCTTTAAGCGAAAGTGAACCGCCGCCCGTGGACCTTGCGGAGTGAATAGATAGATGAATCGGTACCCATCCCGTGGACTTGCCCACAGTAAAGTGCTTTTTATCCCCAGCCTGTAGGTTATTCCACTCCCATCCCTCGCGGATAATTCCGACCATGCGATGGCCCTCATGTCCGATAAGTTCGGGGATCAATTGAGAATTGTCGCGCGCCTTTTCACGTTCGGCGCGGCTCATTGCATCCCATTTTTGCTGTGTCATTTTCATACGCCGTAGCCGATTAATCGCATACCGTCACACAGTGGTAGGCTTGAATCATTACGCCTATCGTAGACGTACGATACCCCCTTGCGGCGTACGACACTGATTGCCGGTGGTAGATAGCGCGTCATGCGCTCGCGGGTCGTTACTGTGTCCCACCCATCAGTATTAAGCGTAATATCACCATTTTGATGATAGGTGACAATATCTGTATTGTGTAGGCGGTAGGCGCGGCGGCCGTCGGGATAATTAATCTCGAGGGTGTTGTTTGCTACCCTGCGGGATATCTTTGCGGCGCTCGTGTCCTTTTTGAACAGGCCTACATATACTTGGAATTGACCGGCGCGCGTGATCGTTGCGAATAGCGGGCCGTGTTCTGTTAGAGTGGCCGTAATCTCGCGCTCGAATTGTGATTGAGTCAATGCCGGCTCATTATCGGCACCAAAGCCGGATGAATCGACAAAAAGCTCTTTAATGAGTGTGTAACCCTTGGCGTTCATTGTGTCCTCGGTGCAGATTTTCGCACCAAAAACTTTACTCCATGTTTGCGTGTTTATTTTCATATTTAATTGTGAATGAACGGCGGCACTAGCAAGCGCCGGCGGTGCTTTGTAATGCACCGCGGTCCGCTATCCTGAGTAAAGCTATGCAATGTCGAAAGTTGCAGGGATAGCGGACCGCGGGGCGCTACGCGCTCGCGGGGAATTCGGGTACACCAGCGGCTTCTAAAAGCTCTACGTCGCTCGGATCGATATAGGGGATAAGTGATTGTAATTCGGCCAGTTCACTGAGGCTTATACGCTGTGCGCGGAGTTCGGCGCGCAGGTATTCGAGGCGGGCTTTTACGTCGTTTGTCATATTTCTACGCGTTTAAACTCATAAAGACGAGAATAAGAGCGAAAAACGCGCACAATAGAATGAATTGCGCAATATATTCGAGTGTATTGCGTATTGCTTTGCGGCGGGCGGTTAGCGGGCGGCGGGACTTAAGATCGAGAACGTGGGACATGGTTTTTAAGGGTTAACGGTTAATATTTAGTAGTGTAGCGTATATATATTGTATGTCTAGTGTTGGTAGTGGATAGTTATCCACTATATAAGAAAAACGAGGGTTTTAGCCGTTTTTTGGGTATTAAAGAACATGAAACGTGGGGGGTGTCAATAGAGGCTTGGCTAAGTTGAGCCATTTTTGCGGAATTCATTTTTGGGGCACGGGCGGCTATATAATACTACACAATCTTAATCGCAACCCTTTATTTTTTTTTTTTTCTTTTTCAATGTATTATATAGGGGTAGGAGGGCAACACGCGCGCACGCAAAATAGCGCCAAAGTTAGCCCCCGCGCCCTTGACACGCCGTGGTATAATAAAAATATGCAAACATTACAAGAGTTGTTGAATGAAGTGGTGCGCGTGAACGCGCCCACGCGCGCGGACGATGAGATCGCCGCAATTTTCTATGAGTTGCACGGTGTTATTCCCTCACTCGCGCGCATAAGCGCCGCGCGCCGCGCGCTTGGTATTGCGCGGACCTATAAACAGCGCCGGGATATCGCGCGCCGCCGCCGTGCTACATTTAAATAAATGAGCAAGCCTATTGATCCTGTTGAAAATGTAGTGAAGCGCGGCCGGCGCACCGGCACTTTGAATAAAAAAACGTTACAAAAAATGCTTGCACTTGAGCAGGTGCGCGCGATGGTTGCATTTGATATTATCCCCATCACTGAAGCGCTTATTAAAAAAGCAAAAGACGGCGACGTCAACGCGGCGCGCGAGTTGTTTGATCGCGCATACGGGAAAAGCGTGCAAGGCCTTGGCTTCATTGATGAGAAAGGCAAGGTATTGCCGCAACCGATTATGAATATCACGTTAGCGCCCGCGCCAGATCCCGCGCGCGCCGCGCTTCATGTGCCCTCACACGTGCTTAATGACGATACCCCCGCGGATAGTGGGGCGCGCGTGTTGAGTGAAGCGAGTAGTGTAGAAAAGATAGTGTAAAAAAACACCCCCACCGTATGCCCCCATTTTTTTTAGAGAAAGGAACCCCACGGCAGCCCCCGCGTACAAAAATTCTAATTTTCAACCGCGCTCCACTCTCCGCGCTCCACTAATCATCTTCTGATCCATATTCCAAAAATATAATTTTCAAATTTTAACAACTTGACATAAACCGCGAAACACTTTTTAATACGAACTCCATAAATAAATTTATGTCGTACCAACCAACAACCGCGATGCAAAGAGTTTCCGCACTCACCCGCCGAATACGCGCGGTCCAAGGTGGTTCCTCCGCATCCAAGACCATCAGTATTCTCATGTACCTTATCGCCCGCGCGCAGATGGACACCGAGAGACCAACCACTACCTCAATAGTCTCTGAATCTTTGCCGCACTTGAAGCGCGGCGCCATCCGCGATTTTCTCAACATCATGCGCGAGCACGGCTACTTCAAGGATGAGCGCTGGAACATGTCCGATTTTGTGTACACCTTCGAGACTGGCTCCCGCATCGAATTCTTCTCTGTAGATCAGCCGGACAAAGTCCGCGGTCCACGCCGCGACCGGCTTTTCATTAACGAGGCGAACAATGTTCCCTTGGAAACTTTCGACCAACTTTCAATTCGTACGAATGAATTTATTTTCTTGGACTGGAACCCGACCAATGCTTTTTGGCTGTACACTGAGGTGTGCGGCTGCGCGAACCCTACCACAGGCTGCACCGGTAAGCAGACGAATATCGATCATATTATTCTTACTTACAAGGACAACGAAGCGTGCCCGCCGAACATTATCCAAGATATTGAATCCCGTAGAAATCGAACAGAATGGTTCAAAGTCTATGGTCTTGGCCTTCTCGGAGAAGTTGAAGGAAAAATTTACACTGGTTGGCAAGTGATTGATAAGTTACCATTCACCGCCACCCTCCTCAGGCGCGGCCTCGACTTCGGCTTTACGCACGATCCAACGACCATCGTCAGTGTCTACCGTTACGACGGTGGTTTTATCGTCGACGAAGAATTTTATCAAAAGGGCGCGCTCAACAAAACAATTGCGGACACCCTCAACAATCTCTCCGACCCGCAAACACTCGTCGTCGGCGATTCCGCCGAACCGAAGTCCATTGAAGAAATAAAATTACACGGCGTCAATATTGTCGGCATAGAAAAAAGCAGAGGAGAAACAAAAACAGAAACGTGGACGAAGTGGTCGATCAACCTTGTGCAAGAACAAAAGATTCAGGTCACGCGTCGCAGCACCCACATCCTCAATGAGTATCAGAATTATCTCTGGGAAGTCGACCGCGATGGTAAGTTGATCTACGAAGCGGAGCACACTTATAGCCACACAATGGACGCGATTCGCTATGCATTGGTCTCCATCTTGAAAAAGACAAAAATCTACCACTCCACAGCTTCTCCACTCGCCCCCCTTGCCTACCCTGAAATCGGGTTATAATGAACACAAGCCCGCAAGGGAGCCAAACGGAACAACCATGGCCAAACTCACACTCAATTTTGATAATGTAAGCCAAGAACATCTTGAGCACCAAGATAAATATCGCGAGATTTTCGCCGCGCTTATGACCTCCGGTGGCCTCACCGGCGTGAAGTCGGGGCAGACCGTTATCCACTTCGATATGGATGCCAACTTCATGGGCGTGCAGCTAAACTACTGGCCCTTCCGCAAGCGTAAGCAGTAAGCGCCCATACACACCCACGCATTTGACATCACCACCCCGTAACGCATACTGAAGAAAACCGCCCACCTACACCATAGGCGCGAAAAGAAAAAATCTTTTCATCTATGGCTGAAACAAATCAAGATAGCGGAAAACTCACACTCAATCCCGCGAGCTACACACCCACAGGAAAACTTTTAAAACTTCTCAACGAAAAAAAATCCGGCCGTGAATTTCAGTCACGCAAGCACCCGGACTGGAATGAGAATTACGAACTGTATCGTAATAAAGTAAAAACAAATCGCCTCACGCAGCGCCAGACAGTGAACGTGCCGCTGATGAAAGAGACCATAAAAACCCTCCTCTCAAAAGTGGATGATGCGCCGGATGTTGCTTGGCAAGAAAAGTCAGGCGACGAAATGAAGGAGATTATTTATCAAGAGGTTTGGAACGACGGGTATAAGAATGAAAATCTCGAGACCAAAGATATTATCGATAAGAAAAATGTTTTCCTCTATGGTCTCTCTACGAAAACACTCAACTTAACTTCTAAAGGTGTCTGCGTAAATGTGGAGGATCCTTTCAATATTATTTTCGATCCTTTAATGAATCCCTTGGACATCGAAACTGCGCGCTTCATTATCCAGCAAAATATTTTCCGCCCCTTGCGCGACGTGCTTGTTGACGAACGATACACCACCACCGGACGCGACGCGCTGCGCCATTGGCTCGCATCGGATCGCGGACTTATTCAATCTGCGAAAAATAAAGTTGAATTTGAGAAATCGATTGAACGCCTCAAGGCGATGGGCGTGCAGAACGAAAATTTCGGAGTCTTTGCCGGCGGCGATGTTCTCGTAAATCTCACGCAGCACTTTACTCAACTTTGGGACGATAAAACAAAATCTTTCAAGCGCCACGTTGTCGTGTACGGTGATGACACCATCGAACTCATGGACGATCTTCTCGTGGACTGTGTTGGTATCGAAGAATGGCCCATGGACGTTTGGTATGAGGATCCTGAAGGAAACGATCCGTACCCCGACGGTATCGCCGATCTCGTGCGCACGCCGAATAAAGTTCTCAATGTTTGGTTTTCTCAGCAAGTAGAAAATCGTACACTTCAGAATTTCCAAATGCACTGGTTCGATGCAACCGTGCAGGGCTACCAGCCGCAGACATATGAGCCGGGTCCGGGCCGCATGTTGCCGGCGCCGGGCGATCCAAATAAAACGATCATGCCGGTGCAGGTAAACGGTCTCGATGAAACCATGAAGGCCATGGACTACCTCATCCAAATGGTTGAGCGTGGTACCGGTGCGACCGCACTCGAAAAAGGCGAGCAAACTACCAACGCGCGCACCACTCTGGGCGAAGTTGAACTCCTCGCCGGTAAAGCCGCGGAGCGCGCGAAGACGATGTCGAAATTCTACAAGGCTTCTTGGTACCGCCTCGCGAAGAAGTGGGACAAAATCATGCAGGCAAACAGCTTCCCGAAAATGAAGCTTTATAAAACAGGCATCGATGGAAAGGTGTATGAGAAAATCGTCTACAACGTTGACTGGAAATCGAAGGCTGGCTATGAGCCGACGGTAGAATCCTCCTCGGAACAAGAACAAGACGACATCAAGACGATTCAGAAATTTGGTTTCGTCATCGCGCAGAATCCGAACAACAAAGCACTCAAGCGCATCGCGCAGAAGCGTCAGTTGAAGGTGCTCGATCTCACAGCCCCAGAACTCAAAGAAGTTGAGGAGGAAGAAGTAAAGCTTCAACAGCAAGAAGCTCTCGCCGCTGCTACTGCAGCCACACCAGCTACCGACACTAAGACCGCCGCCACTCCTGCGTCACCCGCGGCTGCAACTCCCGCCGCACCTGAAACTGGTGATGCACAGGAGGTTGCTTCCATGTTGCAACAATTAGTAAATTAATAGGTATAATTATCAATATGAGTAAAGAAATGGGACCACTGAAGAAAATGCTCGAGGACATGCTTGCGCAAAAGAAGGAAGCAAAGCTGATCGAGGATGCTACGCGCGAGACCAAGGTGTATGAGGAACGAAATCAAATCCTCAGCGGCATCGGAAAGGATATGGGCGGCGTGATTCAGCCATTTCTCGACAAACTTGGCGAACACTCGAAGATGTCCGCCGAAGAATTGAAGCGAATCATCTCAGAATCTGTGCAGGTGACTGTTCCGAATATCGATACCAGCACTCTTGAGCGCATCCTCGCGGAATCTTTCGCAAATTTCAAAATTCCTGAGCCAAAAATCACGCTCAATGTTCCGAAACAATCACAACCCATCGTAAATGTGCCCGCACCAATCGTAAAAATGCCGGATGCGATCCGTTTGACTCCAAATGATAAGCCGTTTCCAGTAATGATGGTGGATCAAGCTGGAAAACCAATGATGTTTCCTGTTTCTTCTGGCGGCGGAGGTGGCGGCAAGGCAGATTTTTTCACGATCAAGGATATTCAAACATCAACTGGCGCATCGATCATTGACGATGCTGGAAATGTAAAAATTTCAGGAGCAATTTCCGTTTCTTCGTCAACTGCGTCGACACAAACGATCGATTCGAGTGGAGATCCATATAGTCAGGCAAATCCAATGCCTGTCGTCGTTGTTTCTGGCGGCAGTGCGACTACAGCATCCGCAATTGTTGACTCCTCGGGTGTTCAATACTCAGGTTCCAATCCTGTTCCTATTGCAATCATTTCTGGCTCCTCATCTGGCGCCACCGGTCAAGGCGACGCAGCGTCCGCAACACGTGTTGTGATCGCTGGTAACTCCGACGCATCTGTCGTCGTAAACAGCGGAACCATCACCACGGTCACAACTCTCACTGGAATCACCAACACCGTTGGTGTTGTCGCACTTGATCGTGACGGCACACCACTTACCACTGGACCGATTGCACAAGGTGATTCGGCAACCGCACTTCGCGTTATCTTGGCTGGCAACTCCGACGCCTCCGTCGTCGTCAACTCGGGAACGATCACGACCGTGACCACGCTCACCGGCATCACCAACACCGTTGGCGTAGTCGCAGTTGACCGCGACGGCACACCGCAATCGAGCGGACCAGTCGCACAAGGTGATTCCGCATCAGCTTTCCGCGTAGTCGTTGCCGGTAACTCTGATGCCTCTGTCGTAGTCAACTCAGGAACACTCACCACTGTCACTACACTCACAAGTATCACAAATACCGTCGCCGCCGCGAACGTCGATTCTTCTGGCGTCCAGTATTCAGGGTCAAATCCGATTCCCACGACCCTCGTGGGCGGTGGTCCTGACTCTATATTCGTGTTTCAAGCCCGCACCACCCTTCCAACAGCCGTTTCTGATGGTGCTGACGTGCGTCCGAAGGCTGATAAGCTCGGTCGCGGTATATCGCGGCCCGTTAATGCGCGAGAATTGATAGCGACTGCGTACATTACGCTATCCACGGGCACCGAAACGACACTTTTGGCCGGTACCGCAGGTCAATATATCGACCTACTTCAAGTTGTCGCAGCAAACACTTCTTCTGTCGCACAACAGGTAGATTTCCGATGCGGAACAGCAGGAAATATCGTACTTTCTCTATCTATCCCTGCAAACGCGACCGCTGGCGCCGTCTTGAACACCCCTTGGCCACAAGACGCGACCGGAAACACGTGGACAGCCGATGGTCCCGATAACACGAACTCAAGCATCCTAATTTCAGCGCTATTCAGTAAGGAATCTTAATATGGAAAGTTTTGATTCGTTGTCTGAATCTGAAAAAGAATCGAAACTTCTTGATACTGAATGGTCTGCAAGGTCGGATGTAATTCTAACTAATGAGTGGGTAGATAAATGCAAATATTGTCTTGATAGAGAGTTGAAGATTATAAACGACGATAAGAACCAGAAAAAAAGAATTGATATTATCGCCGTGATTCAGAGTGAAATTGAAGCAAAGAGACCTGTATGAAATTAACAAGAATCCTCCCCAAAATAATGGCTGAAATAACGAGACACCCTCGTTATCAGCCTGAAATAAAATGGTCTGAGAACTTTTGGACTCATAATATTTTCAGATTATGGGAAGTTGTTTTTTGGAGGCGCTACGGCCCTCGTCGAGAAATAACGGCAACAAGGTATGCCGATGGAACTTCCGAACAGTTCGCTCACTCATGGGAGGGGACATTTGCACTTATAGAAGTTCGTCTGCGCTATTTTCTTTCATGGAGACCATCTCCGGTTAGACTTCAAATAGTGATTTTAAGAACACCGGAAGGATTGCAAATACCAATACCGTACTTATTTGCGATTGCGCGGCCTGATTCTCCCGGAGATTCAACACCAAAATCAACTGACCCTTATTCGTACTCACATACAGTATCGGGAACTGACACATACATGTTGTGTTGGAACACTACCAACACTTCCGCAACTACAACAAGTGGAATAACATATGCGTCAGTGGCTCTTTCTTCTCGTCAAAGTGACGTTGGTGTTCAAACGGGTTCTAGTCGCGCGATTTACATGTTTTCACTTCATGCGCCAACAACGGGAACGAATACTCTCGAAGTTGATTTGTCAGGCGCGCCCGGTGCTTGGAGTAAAGCGGTGAGCGTTTCTTATACTGGCGTAGATCAATCCACTGATTTCACAACTGTTCATAATTCAAATAAGACAGTGGGTACTGCTGTCAGCACAGTTTCACCAACTGTGACTGTGAATGTGGCTAATTCAATATTAGCTACAAATTTCGACGCTGCGGGGAGTGACGGAACGGCGAGCACCAACGCTCAAGAAGTCCTTGACCCTTCTGACGGTTATCACGAGCCGATTATATTTGAAAACTCTAGTTTAACGGGACAGGCAGTGGGTAGTCAATCAATGACCATTACCTTCTCTATTTCGGGAGTGGTTTGTTTGATAGCGGCTCTTGCGCCATCAGGAGGTGCAGCCCCCGCTACAATAGTAGTACCCACGCTGCTCTACATGGGGGCAGGTTGATATCCACTGTCCACATTGACACCAGTCCAAAACACCGCATACTTAAGAAAAGCTCCCACCTACACCATAGGCGAGTCTCGAAAGGGATAAATCGCTATGGCCACCAAAGCAAAACCAACCAGAGTTCTCTCCAGACTTCTCGAGAAAAGAGGTATTGCCGACGTTAAAGATCTTGCTCCTGAGGAGCAGGCTACACTTGAAAAATGGAAGTTGGTGCTCACTGGCGCCACTCTTACTGTCGACACTCTCAAAGAATTCTGCCAATCGCAGCTTAGGGTTATTGAATCGAAGTGTGACGGCGTTACGCCCCTCACCACACTTCAACAGGCGTCCATGCACGTCTACATCAATCTTCTTAAGGCCATCGAGGCACCCGAGGCGGAGCGCGCTTCACTCGAGCGGTATCTGACGCAGATCGTAAATGCTTAAAATTATTAATTATTAAAATAAAAAATTCTTATGAGTGAAATGAGTAATGAGGCAATCCAAAAGCAGATCGAGTCTCGCGGATTGAAGGTTGGAAATCGAATCAAGGTTCTCGATGGTGGAAGTGATGCCGCAACCACGGTGAGTACCACTGTCTACAGTGATTCTTCAGGAAATTTTGCGGCTGGTGGGCTTCCGTTCACGGTCTCCCTGCTCGCGGGCGTGACCAGCACATCAAACAGTGTGGCATCGATACAAAGTTCGACGACAGGTACCGCTGACGTAGGTATGCTCACGACTGTCGTAAAAGGCCTCACAGGATCTCTCACAGTTGCAGGTTTTCTCCGAATCACCGTCACCGACGATCAGGCGAATCTCGCATCCGGCGCCTACTACATCCCGTTCGGCACCCTCGCATAAAAGTTATTAGAACTAATTCAATTGTATGATCGGCAAACTGACAAAAAGTAAAGTGAAAGGTTCTAGTAATCAGAACACTCACAACATTGGCTTCAAGTCTGGCACTAAGGCGACCACGAACCCGACCTCGAATTCTGGTAACCTTGGCGCCGCTATGGGCCAACCTTCACATAGTGGTGCCCACGGCAACAAGGCGAAGCGTTCTTTGGCATATTAATATCGGTGAGTAATGACCCTCCTACAAGTCGTTAAACTGTGTGGGAAAAAACATGACTGAAGTCGTTAAAGTGGACCCTGTGACTGGGGAACCAATACCAGAAGTAGTAGTAACTACCCCTGTGCCGAAGCCCGGCGAGAAGACAGATCCGGCTTTATTGCTCGCGTCCCTCCAAGAAGAAAGAGCAGAAGTCCGCAGGCTGAAGGAAGAAAACGAAGTTCTTAGAAATCAAAAGCCTACAGAAACACCTTCCGGTGAGGTTTTTTCTGAAGAAGGTAAAGTGCTCGACGCAAAGATCGCCCAACTCCAAGCTGAAAGAGAAGCGGAGAAGTTGGAGAAAGCTTTATCGAGCGTGCAAACACAGTTTCCGGTTCTGGCCGATAAGGCCGCCGAGTTTGAAGCGTACCGCGCTGCAAATCCCGGAATGAAACTCGAGACTGCTGCGACCGCCTTTCTTGTGGAAAACAACCTCTTGGAAACAACTCCACCCCGTAAGGGATTGGAACTTTCCAGCGGAGGACCGAAGGCGCCAGTCATCAATGACGGCTCAATGACCCCTGATGAAGTGGATCAATTGAGAATCACGAACTATAGAGAGTACGTGAAACGTCTGAAGGAAGGCACCCTCAAGATTCGGTAGGGTTATCAGTACCAAAATTTAATCTAAATTTATGAGTAGACTTACAAATTTCGGCCAGCAATTCTCAACGAAAGTGCTCGCCAAAACTTATCAGAATTCCATCGTGGATTCGGTCGTAAACCGAAACTACGAAGGTGAGATCAAGAAACCGGGTGACCGCGTGAACATTCTGTCGTTCCTGAATTCAGGAACCCTCAACGATTATGTCGTTGGAACAGACATGTCTTCAGAGGCACTTGTCGATTCTCAGGACCAGTTGGTTGTTGAAAAACGCCGCTACTGGAACTTTGCAATTGATCGCCTCGAAGATCAGTTCACCTATGCGGACGACATCGTCGACCACATCTCGAACGACTACGCTAAACAGCTCGAAAAGGAAGTAGACACCTACGTCCTTGATCGTATGGCTGCTGGCGTTCGCGCGGGCAACTGGATCGGTGTCAACCTCAAGGTTGAAGGATCAGGCCTCACAATGGCTTCGATCACCACCACCGCTACCGGCGGTACGATCACGATTCAGGGTTATCCTGACGCGTCGATCTCGTCTGTCGAGAACCCTCTCGATGGTCAGCTTTACTGGGGCGGTTTCCACGCATCTGATATCGGCAAGGGCGTTCGCCTTCGCTCGTCAGCTTCGTTCGTTTCCCCTTGGTACCGCATCTCCGGCGTTACTGACTCGGTCACAGCAACCATCACTGAATGGGATGAGGCCACCTCTGGTTCTGACTTTGAGGAAGGATTCACTCTCCGCGGTCTCTTCGGAGGCGACGGCGTGAACTTCCCTAAGGGCGGTTCTGGCGATGCTTCGCTCATGACCATGTCATCTCTCGGATGGGAAATTCAGGCTGCTATCGCAACCTCGGTCTCCGGTGCTTCTATCTACAACCAGATCACTCTGCTTGCAGAAGCGCTCGACCAAGGCGAAGTAGACAATGTTGATCGTCACCTCACGGTGCCGGCTCAGGTTGTCACTCAGCTCAAGCAGTCCTCGGCACTTCAGCCAACAGGTATCGCAGAAATCTTCACGGGTACGGTCATCAATGGCCGCGTCATGCGTGTCGGTGCCTTCGATGTCCACTTGGCTGCTGGATCACGCGTTTCAACACGTGCTGGTCACCCAACGGTTGCTGCTGCAGACATCGGTCCATCGGTTGTACCTGTCACGGGTGCTATCGGTAACCAAATCGTCGCCAACCACACTGGCTTCATCACCTTCGCTGAGAAGTGGAGTGAGAGTCGTGTCGTCGACGCCGAAAACCAGTTCGCCAAGAAGTATCAGGGCTTGTTCCTCTACGGAGCAAAGGTTCCTGCGTATCGCCGCAAGTACGCTGCGATGCTCTTCGGATCGTTCTAAGGTTTTGGTGGGGGAGGGCAATCTGCTCTCCCCCACCTTGGAGGGGTTTTTCAAAAACATGAATATTTTTCAAACAATTTCAGATAAGATTTATCGAAACAAGGAAATGGTTTCATATTGGAGGCGCGCTGATTCTGTGGAGGCAAAGGTATATAAATCGAAAGCTGGCCACTACGAGATGAAAATGAAGGGCGAGAAGTATCCATTCATGGGGTATCCGCGCGGCATACTGCTGTATGGAAAACTCTCTCCGCTCAAGCATCAGATCAAAAACAAGATTTTCAATACCGCATGGGCGATGCTCGAGGAAAAGAAGCCTTATACAGAAATCCGCGACTACCTAGCGCGCGCATGGGAGGAGATCTACGAACTTGGTGAGGAAACTCGCTTTGATTTTGTGCCTTTCGAGAAAATGATTCCGCCGGTCAAGGAACTCTATCGCGCAATGACCGCCACTGGCGTCGACAGCCGATTCCGCGACATCGTGTGCTTCATCCTTCAGGAAGACGACGCGTACCGTATGCGCGCGCAATGGATGACAAAATTCTTTCCATGGTTCGGTAAGCCGACGGTCCAAGATTTTGAGTACGGACTCTCTATGCTCGAGCACGCTGAGGTAATCGGTGACATGAAAGAACGTGAGCGTCTTTTCAAGCGTATCTTTATGTTCATGGCTACAGACTCAGAAAAATTCAGTCAGTTCCTCTCCGAAGTGAATTGGTCCAAGGTCGCGCTCACGCGCGCTGACAAATACTTCTTCCGTGCCAAATATTTCAAGGTAGATTATCCAGAGTATTCTTATTGATATGGGACATATTTCAATCACAGAAAAAGATTTCATGGCGGGAGAGACCCAGTGGGACTATCTCAATAATGGTGGATTTTCCCCCGACAGCGTCTACCTCAACCTGTTTCTTAAGCCCGGCGTACTTCAATTCGGTCAGTCAGCGACTGATCGTAGTGGATCCGGAGTTCTCACTGATAGTATCGTGGCATCCGCATACGATAAGAACTTTGCAGGAAATGATGCGTACTACATTGGTGACGCCGGATGTGTTTACACACTCAGCGCCTCGACGCTCACCAAGCGTCAGACTATAACCGCGGACACGTTTACTGTTGGTACAACAGACATGATCCAATTCAGAGGAAATACCTACGTCACCGGTGCTGGTAGGATCACTCAACTGACCTCGAGCAATCTCACAGGCATCGATTCCGGATGGTGGACCGGACTCACCACAAATGTCCGTCATCCACTCGAGGTTGTTGAAGACAAAATGTATATTGGAGATTTGAATGTTGTCTATTACTACGATGGCACCACAAGTGGTATTGCTGTAACCCTTCCGGCCGATTGTAATGTCACGTCACTTCGCCGTCATCCCGATGGCCGTCACCTTATTGCTTTCACTGGTTATACACAAAACTATTCTCACACTGTCGGCGGCCCCGGAAAAATCTACATCATCAATAAAGATACGCAGCAATGGGAGCGTGAAATTTTGGTCAACAATCAGGTTGAGGGTAGTAGAAATGTCGATGGTATGATTTTTGTCACATATGGAAAAAAGGTTGGATATTTCACGGGCAGCGGCGTCAAGTTCTTAAAACAATTGAAGACATCCTCGATGACGTATTCACAGTCGATGGCCAACATGGAAGATATCTTCCTGATTCGCGACGGTGTGAACGTTCTCGCGTATGGTGACCTCGGAAATGGAAAAAAGATTTGGTTCAACTTCTACCAAGGATCGAACACGGTCAACAATCTTCATTACAAGGGTCAGAATTTGATATTGATTGCAAGTAACGCAACCAGCCTTGTTGAACAGGATTATTCATCTGGCGGAATAGTGGGAAGTTTTGTCAGTAGGAGATACATCTTTGCCTCGGAAGTAAAAATTCGTCGCATTGTTTTTGTCCATGATGCCAAGGCCGCGGGGTCAATTAAATATTTCAATGTGTATTACCGTGACACCGACGATGCTCTTACCACTCTTGCAAACGTAAAATGGGAAGTTGGTCCGACTCCGAATCGAACAAGAATTGAGTGTGACCTTACAACAGACGTGTTTCAATTGCGTGTAGATCCGTCTAGTGGAGTCTTACCGATTAAAGCCATTCACATCTACTATGACGGAGTAGAGGCACCTGTAAATAGCTAATATGGACGATAAACACACACTGCAACCAGAGACACCTTCAGCGGCGAACGTGCTCCCCGACATTTCACTTCACCTGCAAAACTTAGACGGGTTCATTCAAACACTCGAATTCGTACCCACATATACCCCTAGCAGATTCATCGATCAATTTGTTATAGTTACTTCAGGAGCGAGTAGCCGTGCTTATATCTACGACACAAAGCCTACGGGCGGTAAGGCATGGAGGTACACAACTTTGACGTAGTATGGCTAACTTAATCTCAACAACCGGGGGAATCAAAAACGAAGTAATCGTAAGGCTTGGTATTGCAACCACGGCCGCTTTTTATAGTGATGCCACCATCGACGAGTGGATCAATAATGCGCACAAATGGGCCGCTGGATACAAGAAGTGGCCGATGACCGAGGGTCGTTCTTCAACAACGTCGGCATCAATGGGTACCAGTGAAGAAGGTTGGACCGTGCTTGAGTATCCAGAGGGTTTCAAAACAGATTCAATCCGACTCCTCACTGTGGGCGGTAAGAAGTTTCTCAAAAAGAATTTTTATAAATTCCAAGAATTTCTCGAAAACAACTCAAGCGACACGTCGGTCATTTTCAGTGACTTCGGTCGTCGAATCTATATCAATCCGAACGCTGCCGGCCTCTCGGGTACCGTGACTGCGTATGGACAATTTCTCCCGGCTGATCTTGATAAAACAGACTTGAATCAAGGGACTATTTTCACAGGATTCAATGATGAGGGCAACCTTGCAATCGTTGAAGAAATTCTCAGCTACGCCGCGGACCGTGAGCGCCGCTCCGGCCCTGTTTCAATCGCAAAGCACAAAAAGGCGATGGAAATTCTCGATCAAATAGCCGAAACGATTAAAGAGGAACAGTTCGGATATCATGACACACTCAACGATGGAATGTTCAAGCGATTTGATGTTGTCGGAGGTGCCTATAGTGATGACATATTTAAAAGAGACCAATTTTAATCAATATGGCAACACCTGACCCAACAAAAATTCTCCCAACGCCTGTGATCCCGAGTATGGCTGCGCCCACACTCCCATCAATGACCGCACCAACAGTCCCTACGATGGCGGCACCTACTCTCCCGACATTGATTCCTCCAACCATGCCTGTTTCTACACCTCCAACTACTCCCGCACCGGCGCCAACTGCTACAACGCCACCCGCCACTCCGGCGCCGGCTCCTACACCTGCTCCTGCCGCACCAGCGGCCGCACCTGCTCCCGCTGCAGCACCAGCGGCCCCGGCTACGCCACCAGCGTACACTGGCCCATCGATCACTGACTACCTGAATTCAAAAGGTATGCCGTCAGATTTCGCTTCGCGAAGCGTCATCGCAGCACAAAACGGAATCAGTAATTACACGGGAACCGCGGAGCAGAATACGCAACTTCTCAATGAAATGCGAGGCTCGGATGGTGGTGGTGGAGGCTCAGGAATCACGACACCGACTGGAACCCCCGGCGCCTCTGGTGAAATAGGAACAAAGACCACCGCGGACTCCGCGGCTGCTGCGGCCACTGGTACACCCGATCCGTACACAGGACTCTCTCCGGTACAGAAGCAGGTGAAGATGTATCAGGAGGCGTACACTTCTCTCGGTCTCGGAACTATAAAAGACCAATACGAGGAATTCACAAAACAGTACGGTGACCTCACTCAAGAATTGGCCGACGAAATCGACGAGCACAATAATAATCCATGGCTCTCGTCTACTTCTCGTTCTCAGACAATAAAGCGTGTACAGGATCGTTACGACGTAAAATTGAAGGCTCTCTCAAATTTAATGATCCTCACTGATTCAATGTACAAACAGGGGCAGGCACAAATCGATCACCTTGTGAGCGATGCAAATGCTGATATTAAAGCTACGAACGACCTTGCACAGAAACAGATTGATGCCGCGAACGCGCTCGCAAAAGATAATCAGGTCGTCAGTGTTGGCGGCCGCGAGAAACTTGTGAATCGAGTCACTGGAAAGGTGGTAGCAGACCTTGGCCCATCAACGAAAGGTACAGGAGCGAGTGCTGGTACCGCCGCGGAGCGCGCTCAATCAAGCATCGAAAAAGTTGGGCAACTTTTCGTGCCGGGGGCAACTATTCCGGGAACTGACGGTGTTCCTTTTATTGATTCAAACGGCAACGCCACACCAGAAGGGTGGAAGACCGCCATGGATGCGTCTGGACTTCCTCGGGCCACGTTCATCAAAGAATTCGGTAATTTACTTGTCGACAATGGCGGTACTGTCTCACTTAAGTTCGGTCTCACTCCCACTGAAATCAAGACTCTGACCGGCGCGCTCGGTAATCCTTAATATGTCGTTAACGCTCGATCAACTTGTTGCACAATCGGGCGCTACCAAATCATCGAAGATGGGCCTCGATGATCTTGTGGCCCGCTCTCGACCGACTGCAGAATCTAGGGCGGCTGTCACTGCTGCGCAAAATGCTCCTGCACTCACGCCTGTAGATAAATCGATCAAATCAACCGTGATGGGTGGTGTGAAGAGTGTAGGCCAGCAAATAAAAGATGCTGCAGTAGGCTCCTACGAAACTGCTGCCGGCGGCGTTCAAAAAATACGCGAAGGGGGCACTGTAATGGAAGGACTGCAGGCAGGTATCGATGTGGAGCGCGGCATTGCTGGCGCTGTGTTCTCTCCGCTTGCACCCATCACTAATGCCATTGGTACCCTTATCAATAAGGCCGGTGAGTCGATTTCGACACCTTTGTTTGGCGAAAATGGCGAAGCTGTAGATTACTTAGACCCACGCCTCGAGAAAGGTCTCAATATGTTCTCTGGTCTCGGCGAAATCGCGATGGCTATTCTTGGGGCCAAGGGCGGAAAAACTGCGGCTGAAAAAGCAAAATCGAAGCCCGCGGAAGTTCCGCCCACCTCTGTGCTGGTACCAGAAGGCGCTATACCGTCGCCTATTCAACTCAAAGGCACGCATCAGCCTTGGGATGTTCCATATGAGCCTATTAAGCCCGATAGCGCATTGCCGACGATTGATTTTGGTACAAAGGCAAAGAGTACGATGCCTACTATTCAGATGGATGGTGGTCCAAAAGGACCGTCCACCCCCGTTCCCGCCGGTATGCGCTTGGTACCTGAAAAGGGGCCAGTAGCAGCAGCAGCACCGACGAGCACACTTCCTCCACTTACTACAGTCGAAAAACCAGTTTCGCGTCCGAGTGCTTCGACTATTCTCAAGCCTATCGAGGGCACCGGGGCCGTAAAAGAGTCGACTCTCGCAACAAAGGTTGAATCAGCCGCAGTCTCAAGAGGTATCTCTGATGCCTTTGAAGGACTCCCGGAATCGAAGACATTGAACATGGCGGACCAATCAAATAAGGCACTCGAATTTATTACGAAAAATCCTGACGAAGCCTTCTTGGTGGCGATGGGTGAAAAGGCACCGCCGAAGGGACTGGCACCGGAATCTATATATATCGCTCTCGAAGAAAAAGCCACTATTGCTGGCGATGACATACTCGTTAGTGACCTCGTAAATAGATCCAAAATTCCACTTTCATCGAAGGCTATGGGTCAAAGAATCCGTATCCTTGGTGAGCGAGATCAGGGTTCACCTGTGCAGGCTATTAAGGAAATTCAAAACGCCCGCGCCGAAGCAATCGCGCGCCGTGGCGCCGAAACGCCTGAAAAGGTGGTCCAGCGAGCGCAGACATCTATACGCAGCACACACACAAAACAAACGTGGGGGGATTTCGTTAACATCC